ATGGGCAATAAACAGACTGGGCGTACTTGAGTATTGGGAGTTTAAAGAAAGCCCACTTGAGATAACATATAAACCCACAGGACAAAAGATTTTATTCAGAGGATTTGACGATCCTCTTAAAATAACTTCAATATCAGTATCAGAGGGAGTTTTGTGCTGGTGCTGGTGTGAAGAGGCATATGAGATAAACAGGGAACAGGATTTCAATATGCTTGATGAGAGTATCAGAGGTATTGTAGAACCACCTCTGTTTAAGCAGTTTATAATATCATTCAACCCATGGAATGAGAAACACTGGCTCAAAAAAAGATTTTTTGACGTCGAAGATGAAAACATAATGGCGAAGACGACGAACTACATGTGTAACGAATGGCTTGACGAAAGCGATAAAAAGCTGTTCGAGGACATGAAGAAAAACAATCCTAGACGTTATCAGGTCGCAGGGCTTGGAAACTGGGGGATAGTTGAAGGGCTGGTATATGAGAACTGGGAAGAAAAGGAATTTGATTATACAGAAGTGGCAAAAATGCACGGAGTCAAATCAGCATTCGGACTTGACTTCGGGTATACAAATGATCCAACAGCTTTATTCTGTGGATTGATAGACGTGTCGAACAGAACTATATACGTTTTTGATGAAATATATCAGAATGCCATGAAGAATAGGGAAATAGCGGAAGAAATAATCCGTAAAGGATATGGAAAGGAAAAAATAACTGCCGACAGTCAGGAGCCGAAGTCAATTGACGAGCTTTATGACTTAGGGCTTAAGGGAATAAGGAATTCAAGGAAAGGTAAGGACAGCATTAATAATGGAATCCAGTACATTCAGGATTATAAAATCATAATACATCCGCGATGTGTTAATTTCATCACTGAGATATCAAACTACATGTGGGACAAGGACAAGTTCGATAATGCGGTTAATAAGCCCGTAGACGACTTTAACCATCTGATGGATGCTATGAGATATGCACTGGAAGATTATACGAAAGGACCTACATTTTCTTTTGATTAAGGAGCTGAAATGTTTGAATTTATAAAAAGATTTTTTAGGAGAAAAGATAAAATGGAAAAGGACAATATAAGTTTATCGGAAGTTGAGAGTATCATAATGTGGCACTTTTCAAGCGACAGTTATAGAATGATGCTTGACGGCAACAGATATTATGCAGGAGAACATGACATATTGAAAAGGAACAGAACTGCAATAGGTGATGACGGAAAGCTGATAATGGTTAACAATCTACCAAACAATAAGATTGTAAATAACCAGTACAAAAAGCTTGTAAAACAGAAGGTGAATTACATTGTGTCAAAAATACCAAGTATAAGCACTGACAACGAGAAATACAACGACCTGCTAAATGATTTATTCGATAAAGGATTCCTCAAAACGATTAAGAGAATAGCCACTGATGTCTATAATAACGGTATCGGCTGGCTATTTTTATATGTTGATGAGGAAGGAAATTTGAAATTTAAGAGGCTGAACTCCGTTGAAGTTATCCCCATATGGACTGACAACGACCATACAGAACTTAAATATGCAATCAGAAAATATACCAACCAGGTATACAGTAACGGAAAATACGAAAAGGAAACACATATAGAGCTTTACAAGGACACAGGTGTTGAATATTACACTCTGAACGATAATAAGCTTAATCTGGTTGAAAAAAAAGCATACCTGACAGTTGACGATACACCATATAACTGGCAAAGAATACCGCTCATAAGTTTCAGGGCGGACGAACTGGAGCAGCCTCTGCTTAACAGGGTGAAATCACTGCAGGACGGACTTAACATGCTTATGAGTGACTTCATGAACAATATGCAGGAGGACAGCAGGAACACGATACTAGTTATAAAAAATTATGATGGTGAAAATTTAGGTGAGTTCAGGAGAAACCTGGCAACATACGGAGCCGTAAAGGTCAGAGAAGAAGGAGAAGTGTCAAGCTTACAGGTTGAAGTGAATGCAGGAAACTATGATGCGATAGTGAAACTTCTAAAACAGACAATAATAGAAAATGGAGCAGGATTTGACAGCAAGGCCGATACACTTGGAAATAATCCGAATCAGCTGAATATCCGTTCCATGTACTCTGAAATTGATTTGGAGGCAAACGATTTTGAAACTGAATTTCAGGCAAGTTTTGAAGATCTGCTATGGTTTGTTGCAAATCATTTAAAGAATACCGGACAGGGTGATTTCCTTGCTGAAAAGGTTGAAGTTGTACTTAACAGGGATATTTTGGTTAATGAAAGTCAGGCAATAACGGACATTAAAAATTCAGTTGGAATAATATCTGAGGAAACAATACTTGCCCAGCATCCATGGGTTACAGATGTGCAGGCGGAACAGGAAAGGTTGAAAAAAGAACGTAGTGAAAACATAGAGGGCTATGGAGGATTTGGAGAGCACAACCACTCGGATGATGTAGATGAGTAAGAAATACTGGCAGGACAGATTTATTGAGGAAGAGGAAAGGCTTAATAAAATAGCAGGAGACGAATTCCGGAGACAGCAACTGGAATATGAAAGAGCTATCGCGAGAATGAACAAGGATATCGAAGTATGGTACAACAGAATAGCTAAGAATAACGATGTATCACTTGCGGAAGCTAAGAAGATGCTTAACGACAAAGAACTTAAGGAGTTCAAATGGACACTTGATGAATACATCAAGTACGGAAAAGAGAACGGGATTGACAAGAACTGGAATAAGGAGCTTGAAAATGCGAGTGCAAGAGTGCATATAGAAAGACTTGAAGCTATGAAGTTACAGGTAAGAGGAGAAATAGAAAAACTTTATAATGGCCGTGAAAGTGGATTTGAAAGTTATCTCAAAAATCTTTATAAAGACCAGTACAACCGTACGGCTTTTCAGATAGCGAAGGGTACAGGAGTAGGGACTAACATATACAGCCTTAACGATAAACTGGTAAATACAGTTATTAAAAAGCCATGGGCTCCTGACGGGAAAAACTTTAGCGACAGGATTTGGGAGGATAAGGACAAACTTATAAATACCCTTCACACAGAAATGACGCAGGCATTTATCAGAGGGGATAGCTTAGAGAAACTGGCAGATAAAATTGCTGAGAAAATGAAAGTATCAAAAGCCAATGCATCAAGGCTGGTGTATACTGAGAGTGCTGCATATTCAAGCAAGGCAAGGTTTAAAAGTTTCCAGGATTTGGGAGTAGAAAAGTATGAGATAGTGGCCACACTGGATAACAGGACATCAGATATATGTCAGGACATGGATGGCAAAGTATTCGACTTGAAAGATTATGAAGTCGGAGTCACTGCGAATCCGTTCCATGTCAGATGTCGAACTACTACGGCTCCTTACTTTGATGAAATGGAAGGCGAAAGAGCCGCAAGGAATGAGACAACAGGAGAAACGGAGTATGTTCCAGCAAATATGAAATATAGCGAGTGGAAAGAAAAATATCTTGATAATAATTCAGAGTTAACAACAGATAAACTGAAAAAAACATCTAAAAAACAGAAGACACTTGATGACATTAATTCAATAGAGGAGATGGAGGAGTTTACAAAATCGCAGAACTGGTTTTATAAAAACGACAGTTTTAATTCAAATGAACTGCTTTCTTACGAGGGGATGGAACTCGAAGCTGCAAAATCTGTTCATAAGACTTATGAAAAAGTATTTGAAAGATATCCTCAGATGAAAGGTAGATTGGCCGCTTTTAACACTCATAAACTGAAAGATCCAAAGCATTTTGCAAACTGCAATATTGGAACAGGTCAGGGAGGAATAACTTTCAATAAAATTTACTATGGTAATTTGGAAAAATTTAAAAAACAAGTAGCTAAACTTGTAGAGAGAGGATATTTTCCAGAAGGAACAACCTGGGAAGGTATAACAATGCATGAAATAGGACATGCAGTCGATGACTTTCTCTCCTTTAATGCGAAAGTTTTTGGGGAGCCTCCTAACAAAAAAATAGCTTCGAATTTAGTATCAAGTAAAATAAGACCTAAAATATTTAGAAAATTAAAATTACAAATTGGGGATATAGCAGAAAAATTGAGTGATTACGCAACTACAGATGCTCAGGAAACATTTGCAGAAGCATTTTCGGAGTTTATGACAAGCCCTAAACCGAGGGAACTTGCAAATGAGTATGGTAAAACAATTGATGAAATGTTTAGTAAAATAGAAGTAGAAGATAGTTTTAAAGAAAAAGAGATCCAGAAAAAGAAAAATTAGATATCCTGGAAAAGAAGATGAAATAAAGTTACACAGGGATTTTTTTGAATTTATGATGAAAGTTCTTGAAGAAGAGAAGGATTTAACGTTTAAAATTTCAGATTTAGAGAACTTGTACAAGAGTGATAAAGAACAGTAATAATTCAAGAGCGGTTTAACGACTGCTCTTTTTTGTTTACAGGAGGAAAAATGATAAAGCTGAACATCTATCACAGCGATGGAAAAGAATGGTATATAAATTCAGCACTGATACTGGCATTTGAGGAGGTGAAGTAAGAATGCTTAAAATATTTATCGGAGTTCTACAGGCAGGACTTGTGATATTAAAACTTTTAGGTCTCCTACATATGAGCTGGTGGCAGGTATTAATGCCTTTGGAGATTATATTCGGTATTTTAATCCTGGTCTTTTTATTGCTAGGGATAATAAAATTCATAGAGTGTAAAAAGTAAATATTCCGCCTTTTTTTTTTAGAGTTTGCAGGCGTAAAAGAACAAATCAGATATGATTCCGCTGACATACAGCGTAAAAAATGAAGGAGTGATTATTTTATGAACAAAGAGGATCTGTTAAAACTTGGACTGACAGAGGAACAGGCTGAAAAAGTGCTGTCGGCAAACACTGAACAACTGAAAGGATTTATCCCGAAGGCAAGATTTGACGAAGTGAACAATGCCAAAAAACAGGCAGAAAAAGACTTGTCAGACAGGGATAAACAGCTTGAAACACTTAAGAACAGTACAGGGGACATTGAAACTCTGAAGCAGACAATCGAAACACTGCAGAATGAGAATAAGGCCGCAACGGATAAATATAATGCTGAACTTGCAGAAATAAAACTGGCAGGAGCAGTGGACACGGCCTTGCTTGGAGCGGATGCCTTAAATGTTAAGGCAGTAAAAGCGTTACTGGACATGAGTAAAATCAAAATGGACGGTGATGTACTGCTTGGAATCAACGAACAGATTGAAAGTTTGAAAAAAGCGGAAGACAGCAAAATGCTGTTTAAAGCCGTTGAAGTGGGAAAACAAAAAGGGCCTAATTTCGCAGGAGTTAAACCTGGCGAAGGAAATACAGGGAATGGAGAAAGCAATGCTCCAAAATCTCTGGCCGATGCCATAATGGCAAGATTTACAACACAATCAGATTAAAAAAAATTAGGAGGTGGCTTATATGCCGATAACACTAGCGGAAGCTAAAAAGAACGTACAGGACGATTTGCAGATTGGAGTGATTGACGAATTTGCAAAGAGTAACTTTATTATGAACAACATACCGTTTGACAATGTGGTGTCCCCGACAGGAGGAGGAACTACAATGACTTACGGATACACAAGATTGAAAACACAACCAACTGCGGACTTCAGGGAAGTCAATCACGAATACACACCTGCTGAAGTTTCAAAAGAAAGACACAATGTTGACCTTAAAATCTTTGGGGGATCATTCCAGATTGACAGAATTATAGCAGACATGGGCGGAATAGTATCAGAAGTGCAGTTACAGATGTCGCAGAAAATAAAAGCCGCATCTGCTTTATTTAACAACACTGTAATAAATGGAGACAGTGCAGTGAACAGTAAAGCGTTTGACGGACTTGAAAAAGCAATCACAGGAAGTTCAACAGAATTTATTCCGGGAGCTGCAATAGATTTATCTACTTCGGCTGCAATAGATACTAACTACAAGGCTTTCCTTGACATGCTGGACGAGTTCTTAATGGGGCTTGACGGAACACCTTCCATGATAGCAGGGAACTTACAGCTTATTGCAAGAATAAGGGCATGTGCAAGAAGAACTTCGATGTACACAACTTCTATGAACGACTTTGGTCAGCAGGTTGAAATGTATGCGGGAATTCCATTAATCAATCTTGGAGCTAAACCTGGAACAAATGACCCAGTTTCTGAAACAAAAACAGGAACAGGAGAAACGTCACTGTATGCTGTAAGATTCGGAATGGACGGATTCCACGGAGTCGCTCCGACAGGAAACGGATTAATCAAATCATGGTTGCCTGACTATAAGACAGCAGGAGCAGTGAAAACAGGAGAAGTTGAAATGGTTGCGGCGGTTGCTTTGAAAGCTACCAAAGCGGCAGGAATATTCAGAAAAATTAAAGTAAAATAGGAGGTGCTTTGAATGGCTGTAATAAAATCACCAAATCAGGAGTACACAGGGACAAGTGCGGGAGTAACTTTTGTCAACGGAGTTGGAAATACTGACAACGAAAACTTAATCGAATGGTTCAGGGATCGTGGATATGAAGTGGAGGAAGACTCGGAAGAAAAGGCTAAAAAACCAAAGAAGTAGGTGCTGGGTATGGAGTATGTGGAAAACATTAAGGAAGATGTGATAAAAACATTAAAGTCGGTAGGCTATGAAGTCGTAGATGCCGACTTATTTTTATTGGAACAGAGTATTGAAAAGGTTAAGGCTTATATTAAAAACAAGACTAATCAGAATAAAGTTCCAGAGGGGCTTAAGTACATTTGGATTGACCGAAGTACAGGTGAGTTTTTGTATTTTAAGAAATCGCTTAATCAACTTAATCTGAACGGGCTAAATTTTGACCGTGTGGCGAAAGAAATAAGCGAAGGCGATACTAAGGTAGTCTTTGAAGATACAAAGAGCGAGGGAGACAAATTTGAGGTTTTTACGACATATCTGATGACAAGAGGAGAGGAAGAACTCTTGAGATATAGGAGGATAGTATGGTAAAGGAACTGGAAAAGGCAAAAAAGGCTATACAGTCGTTATGGACTGGAGTTTGTAATATATTTGGGTTTAAAGATGTTGAAGACAAGTATGGAGCAACAACCCATGCAGAAGTGACGTTGTTTGAAAATCTGCCTTGCCGGTTAAGTTTTAAGAATATAAGTCAGACCAGCCAGACGGAGTCCTTTGCTGTAAGTTCGCAGGTCGTGAAACTCTTCATTACTCCTGAAGTCTATGTTCCTCCAGGCAGTATGATTGAAGTCACACAGAACGGAGTTACAAGGAAATACAAGCATTCGGGAATATCGGCGGTTTACACGAATCACCAGGAAATAGTGCTTGAAGCATATAAAGGAAGTGCTTAAATGGGAACAAGTAAAGTTAAAGTAGATTTTTCGGAAATAAGAAAAGCCGCTGAAACATTAAGTCAGGCAAATACGGCACTGCTGCTTGAAAATATTACCAATGAACTGGGTGCAAGGTTACTTGCAAAAGCAATCAAAAGAACGCCTGTTGACAAAGGAACATTGAGACGTGGCTGGGACGCAAGTATAGGAGCGAAAGCGGTCAATACAGGCGGGGGATACACTGTGACAATAACAAATAGTGTTGAGTATGCGTCTTATGTAGAATTTGGGCACAGGCAGACTCCAGGAAGGTATGTTCCAGCAATTGGGAAATCGTTAAAAAAATCATGGGTTACAGGTCAGTTTTTTCTTACAAAGGCAGAACTGGAACTGGAAAAGGAACTGCCAAAAATAATTGAAAAGAAACTTGAAGCATGGATAAAGGAGGTGCTTGGAGGATGATAAACGACATAATGAATGCACTGACTGTAAAACTGAAGGAAACATTCGGGGTAAAGATTTACATCAACCAGGTTCCTCAGAATTTCGAAGAGCCTTGTTTTTTCGTACATGTCATAAGTACTGATAAAACTCAGATTGTTGACTTAAGGTATAAAGCGGTGACAGTGTTCGGGATTGATTATATAGCTGATGAAAATAAAAAGAATTCAAGGGAAATATATGATGTGATTGAAAAACTTAACGGTATCACTAACCTGATAACGCTCGAAAATGGAGACATCATGAGAGGCACTGAAAGAAAAACTGAGATACAGGATGGGAACATGCACAGCTTTATTCAGTTCAGTTATTTTATTCGTGAGAAAAAGGAAAATGATAAGATGGAAAATCTTTCGATAGAGGGAGGCATTAAAAAGAATGGCTAAGAAAAACGAAACAAATACAAGCTTTACAAAGGAACAGCTGTACGGTTCTAAAAAATACGAAATGCAGAAGGATATTCTCGGAGTAATGCTTGAAGATAATAAGGAGTACACTTTTGACGAAGTGGATAACTTAATAAAAGAATTTTTAAAGAGAGAGGTGGAATAGATGGCATACGGAGGAGGTACATGGTTATTTCAGAATAAAGTTTTGCCGGGTACTTATATAAACTTTGTCAGCCTAGCAAGAGCTATCGTATCACTTGCTGATAGAGGTTATGCGGCAATGGCAATGGAACTTGACTGGGGAGTTGACGGGGAAGTGTTTACCGTTGAAAACTCAGATTTTCAGAAAAACAGCCTGAAAATATTCGGATATAGCTATGATCATGAAAAAATGAAAGGACTTAGGGATTTATTTTCTAATGCGAAGACAGTCTACTGTTATAAGCTGAATGAAGGGGCAAAGGCAAGTAATGACCTAGCTACTGCAAAATATGCAGGTGAAAGAGGGAACAGTATTAAAATAACAGTGGCGGCTAACGTTGACGCTCCTACAATGTTTGACGTGACTACTCTGCTTGATAATAAAAAAGTGGATGTTCAGACGGTAAAAACAGCAAAGGATTTAGTAAATAATGATTTTGTGGATTTTAAAACAGGTGCAACGTTAACGCCGACTGTAGCGAAACCGCTTGAAAATGGGACAAACGGAAGTGCAGTGACAGGAACGGAATATCAGAAGTTCTTAGATAAAATTGAAACTTATTATTTTAACACACTGGGATGTCTTGCAACTGACGAAACAATTAAAAAGCTTTACATACAGTTCACAAAAAGAATGCGTGATGAAGTTGGAGCTAAGTTCCAGACTGTAGTCTACAGAGGAGCATATGCAGACCATGAAGGTGTTATTTCAGTCGAAAACAAAACTATTTCCAAAGACGACAAAGAGTCGTCTGCAGTATACTGGGTCACAGGAGCTGAAGCAGGATGCCTTGTCAACAAATCTGTCTCGAATAAAGTTTACGATGGAGATTTTACGTTTGAATTTAAGGAAAATCAGACAGCACTGGAAAACGGGATAAAAGCAGGAAAATTCCTGTTCCACAAGGCTGATAATAAGCCCGTTGTTCTTACGGATATAAATACTTTTACATCAATCACAGTAGATAAGAATGACGACTTTACATCTAATCAGGTGATACGTGTGCTTGACCAGATAGCCGTGGATATTGCGAAACTGTTCAACAAGTCATTTGTAGGAAAAGTGGACAACGATGAAGATGGAAGGGTATCACTTAAAGATAATATCGTTGACCATCACAAGGAACTGCAGAGAGTCAGGGCAATTGAGAATTTTGTTGCCGAGGATGTAACAGTTGAAAAAGGGAAGGATAAGAAGTCGGTGCTTGTAACGGATAAGGTCACTCCTGTTGCAGCGATGGAAAAATTATATATGAGTGTCATAGTGGCCTAAGCTAAATGATTTAAGGAGGTAAGAAATGAGCACAACAATGAACGGTAGAGATGCCGTATCAGGAAGCATGGGAAGATGTTTTGTTACGATAGAAGGTAACAGATATCTTTTGATGCAGGTTATTTCCGTGAAAGCGGAAATGGAGAAGACAAAAACTAAAGTTCCTATCATGGGGCGTTCAGGAAAAGGGAACAAGGCTACAGGATGGGAAGGTTCAGGAAGTGCGAAGATGCATTATAATTCTTCACTTTTCAGGGAACTTTTACTTAAGTATCAGAATACTGGAGAAGATATATATTTTGACATGCAGCTTGTAAATGAAGACCCTACTTCCACAGTAGGAAGACAGACAGTCATACTGAAGGGATGTAACATAGACGGAGGAACTCTTGCAAGTATAGATGCAGATGCAGAATATTTGGAAGACGAATTCGATTTTACATTTGAATCTTTCGAAATTCCTGAAAAATTCAAGAATTTACCAGGAATGCAGTAATGCTGGGAAAATTTTTCAGCTGGATATTAAGTCCCGAAAAAGTGGCAAAATTTTTAGCAGATACAACAGTGTGTCTGCTTATTTTTATATTGATAACGTTAATTAGAAAGGTGTTGAAAATAATAATGGATAGTTTAAAAGGATTTTTTAAAGGGAATGCAAAACAGGTAGAAAATGAAAAAGTGGTAATTTCTGACAGATTTGTCGGAGAGGACGGAAATCCGTTAGAATGGGAAATCAGGGCTATAGGAAATGAAACGGATGACGAACTAAGAAATCAGTGTACCTCACAGGTTAGGATTAAGAAAAATGTATACGTGCCTAAGTTAGATTATACGGAATATCTTAAAAAATTACTTACCTCGTGTGTGGTATTTCCAAACTTGAATAACAAGGAATTACAGGATAGTTACGCAGTAATGTCTGCAGAGGAGCTTCTATCTGCTATGCTTTTACCAGGTGAGTATAACGCTTTGGCAGAAAAAGTACAGGAAATATGCGGTTTTGATAAAGATATCATGGAAGAAAAAATCGAAGAAGCAAAAAACTAATAGAGGAGGATGCGATGGCAGGGTATGCACATTACGCCCTCCACAAGCTTAAGATATTGCCGGGTGATTTTGCTGAACTCGATCTTGAGGAAAAAGCATTCATCATAGCAAGTATAAGATTAAAAATAGAAAATGAGAAAAAGGAAATGCAGAAAATGAAGTCCAAAGCAAGGAGGTGATGCTAATGGGAACAATAAGCTCTTCGATTCAGATGATGGACAGGCTGACTGCTCCCGTGCTTAAGATGGCAAGTGCCATGAGCAGTCTTGTAACCACTATGGAAGCGGCGGACAATAAAAAGATAGACCCTAAAGGCCTTGGAACAATGAAGGATAACATAGCTAAAGCTAACGCAGAGCTTCAGAATTTACAGGCAGAACTTGTAGGAGCAGGGGCACAGACACAGCAGAACACAGCGAAACAGCAACAGTGGAACAGCTCGATACATGGTGGCGGTAAAGCAATGAACGGGCTGATAAATAAACTGAAAGCCGCAGTCGGAATGTATGCTTTGATTAACGGTGCAAAGAAACTGACGGGGATATCCGACGAGGTTATGACAATAGATGCAAGGCTTAATCTTATAACGGATACATCCGCACAGAAAAATAATCTGAAAAATGCGGCATATCAAATGGCACAGGAGGCAAGAGTTCCACTTAACAGTTTTACAAATGACGTGGCAAAACTTGGAATCCTTGCGGGAAAAAGATTTTCAAATAATGCCGAGATAATACAGTTCATGGGTAACGCAACAAAAGCATTTAAAGTAGCAGGTACTTCCGCAACTGAAACTGCGGGAGCAATGACGCAGCTTAACCAGGCACTTGCGTCAGGAGTATTGCAAGGAGACGAGTTCAGGAGTATCAGAGAAAATGCTCCGCTTATCACTCAGGCCATAGCCAAGGAAATGGGTGTATCTCAAGACCACCTTAAAAAATTGGCATCAGAAGGGAAAATAACCGCAGACGTAGTAAGAAGAGCAGTACTGGGAATGACTGATGATATTAACAGAGACTTTTCTAAACTACCTATGACCTGGGGTGAAGTTTGGATAAAGGCAGGAAACTTTGCACTAAGGGCATTTGACCCTCTGCTGAGAATGATTAATCAGGTGGCGAACAGCCAGAAATTTAAGTCAATGGCAACAAACATGGCGAGTACATTTGAAATGGTAGCAGGGGTAATGACAACAGTATTTGACAAAGCACTGGAACTTGCAGGCTGGGTTTATGAAAAATGGGACTTAATCAGACCTATAGTCATAGCTGTTGCGATTGCAATGGGGGCGTATGCCTTGGCTCAAGGGATAGCAACTCTTGCAATATGGGCGTATAACACTGCGGCAGGATTTAAAGCAGCGGCAGATATGGCAATGGCTGGAGCAAGTTTTGCAGCTACAACGGCACAGCATGGATTGAACGCGGCAATATATGCGTTCCCCGGAACATGGATTGTTGTTGCGATAGTAGCAGTCATTGCGGTTGTGATAGGTCTGGTCGTAGGAATGATATATCTTATTAAAACTATGACAAAAACAGCTACAGTCACAGGAGTTGTTGTAGGGGCTTTCGACTGGATGAAGGCTATGCTGTGGAATATATGGGCAAGCATAGTCAATGCGATAATATCCGCTATAAATGGGATAATAAGAGGGATAAACGGGCTTATAAGAAGTGCTGCAAAAGGACTGTCCAATTTTGCGAA